CAATCAACTTAAGGACAACATTGACGGATCCAATATCTTGTCTTCATACGGATTAATACCAGAATTCATAAAGCTAGTCAAAAAGTCTTGAGGTTTTTTAGTTGTTAATTTCTGTTCAAGCATTGACCCAATAAGTTGCTCTGTTAGTGTTGGTTGTTTTTCTTGCTGGCCAAAGATAGCGGCAAGGATTTTGTTGGCTGCCGCATCTGCAGTGCTTTCGTCAGAAGTTGAAGAAGTAGTTTGTGGTGGTGTTTTTCCAGGGAAATTTGCCTCTTTACCTAATGATTGCAAATGGGCTACCCCAATTTCGTATCGTTTATCAGGAGTAATAAAAACCCCTTGATTACCAAAGCCAGCTTGATTTGCTCTTGGAATATATTGTCCTCCTTCCGATACAAATTTTACGGGCGTTCCACGGGGGCCAGCCACGTCCCAACCTTTATGGTCACTAGATGCGCCCCCAGTAGGTGCCGTCCTGGGACCATAATCGGAAGTAAGGGATAGACCGGTTTCTGGATTAAACTCAAGGCTTCCTTTTTTATTTTTCCTGATTAAGGGAATTTCATTTTGGCCTACGCGAAAACCAGTCAATAGATGTTTAAATAATGCGGGGTCTTTATATTCATTTGTTTGAAGATCCCTTACGGAAAAATGCCCATGAACACCGGTAGCAATACCAGTGTCTCCAAGGCCACCGACATAGTATTTCTTTGCCATTAAAACTTAGCGTTATTTTAATTTTAAGATGAAAAACCCCCGGTTTCCCAGGGGCTCTTGTAATGTGTCAAACTCGGATTAGGTCTGCCGCCAAAACTGAATCCCAGTCAATTCGCTTGATCTGTTTGAGCTGGTCAAGACTGTTGAATTTCTCCCCCGATAAGGACATCTGGAGATCTTTAATCTCTCTGGCAGTCTTGAGACCAATACCCTTGATGTGATCAGCGATCATCTGGGCGGTTGCAGCATTGACGTTTAACCGTGTATCAGGAGGAAACTTACGAGGTTCTTCTTGAGAAGCTCGATCTTTTATCTGAAGAGTTTGCACCTTCTTGGTTGCAGTCTCATCAGGTGTAAGTTCCGTCTTGTAAGCAGTGTAAAGGCGACCGTCCTGATCTTCGACCATGAACCAATCGCCATTATCCCATTCGCTTACAATCTTGACACGAGCACCGGTTTTACGATGTTGGTAAAGCATAGGAATCAGAAGTTTTGTTATCTGGTTCCAGTGTAACCTAATCAGCTAACAGTGCGACCGGTGAGATAAGCGTCAATATCCTCGTAGCCGGGAGCGTCATCAGGACGGATGTAGCACACTTCGACAACCAGGTAGCCAGCACGGCCAGCCGCGACATCAGCATCAGAGATGTAGATACCACCGGAAGTTGACGTATCGTTAACAGCACCCTTGGCAAATACACCCAAGAGGGTAGAAGCAGTGGCCTTGAAAGATACGTTGGTATTAGTAACACCAGCAGCACCAGTGGCGGTGAGGATGGGGTCAGTACCAAAGGCTTGTACAGTACCAGAGAAGTAGATACCAGCAGCACCATTACTAGCACCTTGTGCAGCAAGGATGTTTGCTTGTACCACGCTTTCGCCAACACCTGAAGCAGCGACGCCGGTAGCAGCAGTTGCAGTACCAGTGTTACGACCAAAGGAAATGATTTGGCCGCTAGGTGCATACACACCAGAAGCAACACGACCATCGCCCCAGCCAGAGGCTACGGAGATAGCGGTACGATACACATAAGCGCCTTGGGCGGAGCTACCAGAGATCACCATACCAGTGATGTCGGTACGGGTGTCGTCCTGCCGGTAAGGGGAAGGAACGATGACACTCATGTAGGTGCCACTGGCAGTAGCTGAACCAGAAGCCCAGGTCACGGGAACGTAACCACGTTGCTGGAAGTAGCGATAACCAGGGGTTGCCAGCACCGAAGTGGGGCCACCCTTGGAGTAATCGTTAGTACTATCGGCAGTTACGTCGATGTTTTTGTACCAACCATTAAGCGCATTACTCCAGTTACCTGGATAGATTTTTTTAGCAGACAAGTAGGTCATTTATTTCTCCTATGAGATTTGAGGTTTAGGTATAATTATCAGATGTTGCCGTCATCAGAGACGTAGCTGAATGCAGTGGTAACAAAATCCTTGTTGAGGATTTCAAAACCAGCGTACAGTTGCCAGATCAAGATGATAAAGCGGCTGAAGTCATCGTTGTTATTGATGAGCACCTGAGCGTTAGGACCGCCGATACCGACGCCAATAGCTTGAGGGCCGAAGAAATAACCTTGAGCAACTTCTTGGCTGGCAAAGTTGGAACCAGTGTCAAAAGATGTGCTGATGCTCTTGGTCGGGAAGTTAGTCGACTCGAAGAACTTAACGCCTTCAAACTGCACACCAGTAGGCATGACAGGTTCACCAGCAAGGAAGTAACCTTGGCCGGCCTGAGGACCCTGGAAGAAGCTGGCGTTGTTAGGCATCATGGGGTTACCCATGTACATGCCTTGACCAGGATTACCAGCGTAACGAGCGATCTCACGGAAGTCAGGATCACGACGCAGATGCATCATGAACGTAGGATCGCAAATGCAACGATACAGACCATCGGAATAGGTCGGTACGTTACGCTTACGCAGGTCCTTGACGACGTTCAACAGGTCAGTACGAACCTGGAACTGTTGGAGATCAGCGGTGTACTCAGTAGAAGTATAAGTGATAGAGCCGTTAGAGGCTTTAGTCTTATTGGCGGGGAAGTAGTAACCACCTTGAGTGGTGTCAGCTTTACCGTTAGCTTCAGCTTTGGACAGTTCGTCAATGAAGACGCGGTCACGCCAACGACGATAGTCATCAAGCAGCGTCAAGCTACCGATTGACTGGTGGAACATGTTGAGGTTACCTGAGTCCAGCAACATGCGCTGGGCAGTGATCAGGGTCTCGCGGGCAATCTTAAAGGTCGAAGGCTGGGTAGGATCGCCGGGGTCAGCAGGACCGGTGTATTCCTTAAGCACCACCAGGACTTTCTCTTTGGTGATGTTACGGCTATTGGCAGTACCAATAGTTTGGTCGGCAATACGCTCGCGGGCGTCCTTAGTACCAGGGGAACCCCAGAACTTGTAGCGGTCTAGCTGAACGGTTTGACCAGGCTGGCGAGTAAAGTCGTGGACGACCACGGGCTCTACAGCCATCTCAGCAATGTAGGCAGGGTGAGGACGGTAAAGTTCCGCACCAAGAATCTTCGGAAAATCGTTATCAAGAAACACTTTGCTCTATCCTCCAGGATCGCAGAAATTTATCGGGGGAAAGATTTAGACACTTACATGTCTTATCTATCACAAATTTTAGCAGTGGGTAATTTATTATGTTTAAACGTATTGCATAGTAGGCGTCTTATAACGAGCGCCCATTGAATTACTGGAGCCATAAGACTCAGGATCCATAGGTGCCTGTTGTTGGAAACCAGGCATTCCCATAGCCTCAAGTCCTGCACCAAGTCCTGCTCCACCTAATCCGGCAAGCGCTGCAGACCCAGGAACTAGGCCAGCAGCAATGCCACCACCAATATTCCTTTGGACATTTTGCGTTGGGAAAGGAAGGGCTGCAGATAGCCCAGCAATAGGACTACCAAAAAGACGAGTGTCTGCTGCGTCTACTACGTCAGCGGCCATATTAGCCGCTCCACGACGTAATCCTTGTTCAGGAAGATTACGTGCAACATCACCAATCTTGTTGCCAAGATTAGTTACTTGTTTTTGTGCAGCAGCAACTAAGGCTGGATTATATTTACCAGCAAGAGCACGTGCACCTAACAGGCCAGCAGCACCGCCAAGGGTACCGCCAATTCCCGCAAGAGCAGCAGAACCTGGATCTTCACCTTGAGAAAGGGCGTACCCACCAGCCGCTAAACCAGCAACAGCGGGCACACCATATTGAAGACGTGAGCGCATGACTCACTCCATCACAAACAGTTTGCCGGCGACAACTTGGGGAGCAGCTTGATTCAGCATGCGCCAAGCATTCTGGGGATCACGTGCCATCGTCTCGTTGAAACCGCCCCAGAAATTCTCGGGCTGTTGCATACCAGCGGCAGCAGGAGGTGCAGGAAAATTGCCGTAAGCTGCTTGCACTTGTTGCGTGGGATAACCACGGGTCTCAAGTTGAGCTTCGTTTTCATACACGGGATACGGACCTTCGGGACCGAAGAAACGCAGCGTGTAATCGCTGAGAACATCGGGGTTGGTCAGAATCTCGTTATATGCCAGGTTCTCCTGGTGCTCATTTACAGCAAACTCGGCATAACCTTGGATGTTATTTGCGGCCCGGTTTCCCCACGCCACTGCGCTGTCCAGCATTGCCTCTAGTTGGAGGGCGTACTGGTTTAGCACCGCTGGAGCTTCCACCCCGAACGAGTCCAGCACTAGGCGGCTGTCGTTGCTCAGTTGTAGGTAGTCCGCGATCGCCTCCAAGGAGGGACCCGAGGAGGTTTGGGAATAGTTGGGCGAGGAGTCCTGGCTGAGATACGAGGTCGGCGCTACCGATTGTTGCGTAGCTTGGTAGCTGCCCTGACCGTAGTTGGCCGGGGTATACGCTGTCGGTGTCGGCGCTGACTGTTGACCCTGGAACGGGGATTGGACTGGAGCGCTCAGTAGGTTCACTACTTTGTTGAACGCCGACTCCCATGGATTCCCCGCTGTTTCCGCCTGTTGGTATTGGGGGGCGTACTGAGTAGGGGCTGATTGGTAGCTGGGGGCTGCCTGAGGTACCGCTTGGGGGTAGCTCATACCCACTTGATACCCCACCGGAGCCACCTGGTAGCTGGCCGGGGCTGCTTGCGGTGCTGCCACCACGTAGCTGCTCGGGGCGACGGCTGCTGGTGCTTGGCTCGTCTGTGGGATCGATTGGACGATAGCGTCCTGCATAACTCATCTCCTTTTGTAGAGCTTCTAAAGTTCGATACAGATATGGAGTTAAATCCAATCTCGGATCCGCAGCCATCGGTAAATCCGGTGATTGCGGGTGAGGGGTCTGCATCATGCCCCCCACTAGGCCAGCGAACGCTTTGTATGCACTCTGCAATTCTCCAACCATCCTGAACGGGAAACCCGAAAGCATCCCGGCCCTTTCTTCATCTGTTTTAGATGGGAAAAGATATTTCAGTGCTTCAATGCTATCAACACCTAACTCCTGGAGGTTCCTAACCACAATAGAATTGTTAAGTGTATCCTGCGTGGAGTCTTCATACACAGGTCCCATCCAACGCCATAACATTGTTACGTCGCCATCAGGAATCAGTCCAAGCACACCAGGTGGAATCTGTTGTGACTTGAGACATGCCATCATTAAACTTTTAACTTGCTCTTCAAATGCACTACGTGCATCTGCATACATCTTTGCTTCTTCAGGGGTAGCAGCCTCTGGTAGCTCCAGGGGCTTTTCAATTCCTGCAGTAGCAGCAAGCGTTTCACGGAACAGGCGTTCCTCTTGATAAATAATTAATTCAAAGCAACGGCAAATACCGTATGTATAAATTGCAGTTGCTTTTTTCTTTGATGTTGCAGATACACGTCCAAACAATGATTTGTATTCTGTTGCAGTTACACCAGCAGAAATCGATAGTTCATCTACACCACCAAGGGCAGTTCTAATTTCTTCTCGATATTGACGAGAGAATGAATTCTGGTCACCAGTGATAGCATCTGGAACAATATAGCCAACTCTATCGTTTGGTTCCAGGTTTGCAATAACGCGTGGCACACGAATTTGGCCATCAACACCACGGCTAACAGGATCCGATTTAAATGCAGAACGACTCAAGCCATTGGGACTATTAAACCCAGAGTTTGCTGCAATAGATGGACGCTGTACAACGGAATCACCACCGGATTCCATCAGGTCAGTTTTTGGCCTGGAGGAGAGAAGAGTTGGATTACCAAAGAATTGAATATTCTTACGCATGGTGCGAACCATTTCATCATGCGTACAAATGTGATTAGCAAACGCATCAAATTCACCAACGCCTTCGTTAGAAAATCCCTTGGGATTATTAAGAATTTCTACGCAAGGAATAAAACCAAGCGTATTTTTAAACGTTTTTGTTTTACCGGATACAGCGTAGTTGGGTTGTTCAAATGAAATCTCACCTTCTGAGTGAGTCTCTTCAATTGTCTTATGTTTGATTGAAAGCCTGATGTAACGCTTAGCACCTTGCCCCATGGAGGCAGGACCTGTTAGGCTCCCTGTTTGGATATCTTGATCAAAGCCAAAACCACGACGCACCTTATAGCTATAGATGATTACAACTTCATCCAGTTCTCCGTCTACGTTGTAATATGTGCGATACTCATGTTTACGGAAGAAGTACAACCGATAGTTTGCTTCTGTCGGTCGAATATAAAAAAGACCTTGGCCATCAGCCAAAAAGTAATCCCAGATTGAATCGAGGCGAACATCAAGTTGGTTATATTTAACTACACGATCAACAAAATCTTTGCGCTGGTTTCCAAAGTTATCTTGCCCTGGGAAAAATTCAACACCTTGGCGGATACCAAATAACCGCATCTGTGCCAGGTGCGATGCCACGATGCCAGTATCAATTGCAGACCCCCCATCTTTTTCAAGATACGAGTCAATAATTTCCCTTAATCGTGTCTTAGCATCGACCGCCATTAACTATTGTCCCCTTTATCTTTATTGATCTTAGCAGCTTTTGATTGTTTCTTGTGCCACAACCAGCGGTCAAAGTAAAGCAATTCACCCTGAGTAAACAATTCAGGATGTTTTAACGCTTCTTTGACTAGCTGTTTTTTCTTCATTATCAATAAAGGCCTTGCTGTTTCAACGCTTCTACTTCAGCCGCGCGGCGATTAAGAATAGTATTTATCGGTGCATTATTTGGACCTTGTTTAATTCCTTTTTTAGAGTTATCAACAGCTTCTTGCGCTTGGCCAAACCAAGACATTGGGTTTAGCAAATTAAATCCACCTGCAAGTTGAGCTCCTTCCATTCCCGCCATATTACCAGCGGCTCCGGCAAACCCTTGTGCTAAAGGAAGCCTTGGTTGAGGTTGTCCTTGCCCAGGAGTACCATAAACACCCCTAATTGCGCCGGGATCTTCCCCTGGGAGCATCGGAAATGAGTTTGGAAATGCGCCCGGAATTTTATTGCGCGGGTCAGTTAGTGGGTTTGGATTTGCCTGTGCTTGATATCCGGTATTACCTGGCGCACCAGGGAAATTGTAAAACATTTTAAATCTTGCTTGTTGTTTTATTTTACTCTTCTATAACCTCATACCCGGCACTGTCGTTGAGCTTGGTTAGAAGAACACCGTTTCCTTTGAG